CTCGATCTCGCCGGCCTTGTAATGGTTCGGGTTGATGGGGTCGCTCACGTCATCACCTCCACAAAAAGCGCGCAGAACAGCAGGATGCCAATCGCCGCGATGATCGCGTCGCGCAGCAGCCGAAAGAGGGCGTCGAAGTCAGGCGGTTTTTCCATCCGTACTCTCCTGTTGTTTTGGCCCAGAACACTCGCCCGCCCACATTCTGGCGCAGCGGCCATCCACCATGCAGCTAGGATACCCGCACCCGGCACGCTGCCCGCGCAGCCGCTCGAGCTCGGCACCGTACTCGGCGCACCGCTCCATCAGCTCCTTACACTTCGCCCGGTACTCTGACTCCGAGTGCGCGCGCGCGAGCCATTCCCTGTCCCAGTCGTCGAGTTCAATCGCCACGGTCCACCTCCGCGATCCGCTTGCCAATCCAGGCCATGCACGGCACGGCCATGCTGTTGCCCAATGCCTTGTAGCGCGGCCCGTCCGGTGCCTCGGGCGACTTGCGCCACGGGATGTTCGTGTACCCGTCAGGGAAGCCTTGCAGCCGCTCGCACTCGACGGGCGTGAGGCGACGGACTTGCATGGCGGTTGCCATTGGCTGCGCGACGGATTGAGTAACGGCAACCCCGTCTTTTTTCTTTAGCGTCGGGCTAATGCCAACCTCAACGCCGCCCCCTTGGCTGCCCAAATAATCGTAAAACGCCACCGGCTGCGCGACCGCCATCCCGTTGTCCTTCGCGCCGAGCGGGTGCGTGATGTCGCCGCTCACGTCGGGGTCTTGGCGGTTGTGGAAGGCGACGGGCTGCGCGACAAACTGATCCTGCGCCGCCGCCAGCGTAAAGGCGCGCTCCTCGCTGCTGAGGTAGCCCTTGCCCGCCTGCTTGCCGATGTTGGTGCTGCCGCGAGAGCCGTCCTCGCGCTCAACGCCGCCGCGAACTTTAAATACCACCGGCACCAACGGCGTGCCGCGCCCGGTGCCATCCTCGCTGGCGTCGAAGCCCTCGGCGCGCAGGGCGTGGGCGACCAAGGGCGTCTGGTTGTTGACGTGCGAGTCGATGTTGGAGCAGGTCAGGTACGGCGCATCTAGCGCTCCGCCCTCTGCGTTACCGAGGTAAGTGCCGCCTCCAACGCTAGCGGCAGCGCCTTGCCGCGCTTCCCGGCTCGGCGGAGTATCCCGGCGCACGCTTTCGCGCTCAAAAAGAACCTTTGCGGCACGCTGCCAGTCTCCAAGATGTCCGACAACGAACACACGACGGCGGCGCTGGGCCACTCCGAACCATTGTGCGTCCAGGACTCGGTAGGCCCACCCATACCCCAGCTCCCCCAACGCCCCGAGGAAGGTGCCAAAGTCCCGTCCTCCGTTCGATGACAGGACGCCGGGGACGTTTTCCCACACAAGCCATCGAGGCCGATAACGCTGAGCGATTGCAAGGTACGTAAGCATGAGGTTTCCTCGAGGGTCTTCGAGGCCCTTGCGGAGACCCGCGACGCTGAAGGATTGACAAGGGGTTCCTCCGACAAGAAGCTCAACTGGTTCATCAGGCCACTCCTGAAATTTGGTCATGTCGCCGAGGTTCGGGACAGACGGATAGTGATGCGCCAACACGGCGCTCGGGAACGGTTCGATTTCGCTGAACGCCACCGGCTGCCACCCGAGCGGGTGCCAGGCCACGGTCGCGGCTTCGATGCCGCTGCAGACTGAAAGGTACTTCATAATCAGGCCGGCTGTCTGGACGGGGCCGGGCTCCGAAGTGGGTATCGCCAGACTCGAGGGTGGATCAGGCCGCTCTCTTCTTGAGCCTCTCGTTCAAGTCGTGCAGCGCCCGCAGGTGCAGGAACGCCGGCCAGGCGTCATCGTCCAGGGACGGGTAGAAGTGGTGCCCGAAGTCGCCGTTCTCCTTTGAGAACCGCAGCAGGTGGTACCCGCCGTCGATCTCGTTCCCGGTGGTCTCCGTATAGGCCTTGGCATACGCCGCCAGCTGACACAGCATCTCCGGCCAGACCGAGTTCGAGGTCTTGAAGTCCCCGAGCACGAGCTTGCCGTCGAGGCGGCCGATGAAGTCCAGGGTGCCACCGTATCGGTGCGCCTCGGATATCACCTTCACCTCGCAGTCGATGATCTCGAGCTGCGTGCCCTTGCACCAGAACTCAAAGGCCGAGTACGCCGACGATGCGCGCGCGCGGAACGACACCGGGTCGGTGACGGTCTCGGCGGCCATGCTCTTCTCGAGCACCTCCACCGGGCTGCCGCCCTTCACCCAGGCCTCGCACATGGCGTGGACGCAGGTGCCGATGGCGAGGATGTCGTTCCCTTCGTAGAGACCGCCCGGCGCGTCCTTGCCCTGCCCCTCCAGCAGCCCGTGCTCGCGGCCCTGCTTGTACGCCCAGTTGATGAGCGCGCCGGGGTCCTTAATCTTGAGGACCGTGGTGACCGACGGGATCTTCTTCCCGTCGGCTGCCTTATAACCCTGTCTCGGTGTAGGCACGATCAGAACGCCAGGTCGTCGTCGGCAAAGTCCGACGCCAGCGCCGCGGGCGCGGCGGCAGGCTTCGGGGCAGGCTTTGGCGCGTCGACGATTCGGGCGGCAATCTTGTCCTGCATCCAGGTCGGGAGCTGCAAAAAAATCGCAGGGTCTGGCGCGTCCGTTGAGTACACCAGCGCCTCGCCCTCCATCACCGGAGCCGGGATCGCCTTCGGCAGCGGCATGATGGACGTGAGGTTTGCGTATGTCCGGTCGCCCTTCACGCTGTGCGTGATGTTGATGAACGCCGGCTTGCCGCAGATCTTCGAGAGGTCGAACTTCTTGAGCTCCTCCGGCGTGAAGGCCCGGCCGCGCCACGAGGTCAGCAGCGCGTAGAGCGTGCTCTTCTCGTTGAGCGAGAGGCCGACGGTGCGCGAGATGACCGCCGGCAGGCTCTTCGTCTCGCCGTCCTTCGTGATCTCGACCCGGATCTCCGGTATCTGGAACCGCAGCACCACCGTGCGCTTCGGCGCAAACTGGCCGCCGGGTGACGGCTGGACGCCAAGGTCCACCACCATGTCACACACGGCCGCATACGCACCCGCCTCAATCGGCTTGCGGGGCTCGAAACTGCCGCCAGGGGCGGCGCTAACAAACAGACTCATCGCTTCTCTCCTTCTTGGGTTGTTGAATCGACTCTTCGGATTTCGACCACGCCGTCGTGGCCCGTAAAAAGGGAAAGCCCAGAGAACCGCAGCGCCTGCGCCAACTCGCCGACGCTGACGCCGCAGAGTCGCGCGCGGGTCGGGGCGGTGACGCTCGCGGCGTCTACTCGCAGACCCATCGTGCGCTCCAAGCTCTTGTAGAAGTTATCGACCGGGGCGCTCATACGAACCACCGCGAATACTTGCCCGGCTGCACGACGCGCGCGCGGATGGTCGGGTGCGGCAGCCGCTCGCGGCGGTCGCGCAGGCACGGCCACGGCGCGGGGCGCGCGTACATGAAGAGCGCCAAGACGCCGAAGAAAATCAGCGCCAGAAGCCCGACGGCGGCGCAGAATGCGGTCTCGAAGGGAGTCATGCGGCCACCTCGCCGTGGTAACGGCCAGTACCGCCGCAGCTGTAGCAGGTGAACAGGCAGCCCGTGTCTTCTTCGACGCCGTGGTCGCCCATGCCGCCGCAACTGGGGCAGATGTTCTGCGCCGCGTAATAGGCTTCGCGAGCCTCGTAGGCACACTCCGCAGCGTACTCAAGCCATTCACTGATGTTCATTTTTGTCTCCTTCTATCGCTTCCGGTCGGCAACATCGCCGCCCGTGGAATGCATACTGAACGAGGCCGGGAGAGGTGTCAAGCCTTTCTTGAAAATATTTTTCAGCCGCCGCCCTTGCCCCCTCAAGGCGCACTTGCTACCCTCCCGGCGCTATGCCTAAACCCAAAGTCCAGCCGCCAGAGGCGGCGCTACTCCACGCGGTCGCCCAGGCGGGCGGACAGACCGCGCTGGCCCGTAAACTCAAGGTGAAGCCGCAGGCCGTGCATCAATGGGTGCTCGCCGGGCGCGTGCCGCCGCTGCGCGCGCTTGCCGTCGAGGCAGCGACCGGTGTATCTAGGAAGGCCCTGCGGCCGGATATCTACCCATGAGCACCCAGTCAATCACCCGCGCCGGCGACCACGGCCCGCTCATCACCTACACCGTGTGGCCGGATGTGTGGCCCAAGGCCAAGACCGAGCACGCCGACGCGCCATGGGTCGAGCTCGTCCGAACCCTAGCCAACCCGCCGGCGTACATGTCGAAGGCCGCCTGCCCGCTGCTCTCTCTCTGCGAGTACGGGGACAACCCGTCCGACAAGGGCTACCTGCGCCACGCCGGGAATGTCGTGCGCGTCTACGGCATTGAGGTGGACTACGACAACGAGTCCGTCACCCCAGAGGAAGGACAGGCGCGGCTGCAGGCCGCCGGGCTTACCTCGGTGATCTATACCTCGGCGTCCTACACCGAGGGCGCACCGCGCTGGCGCGCCATCCTGCCGCTTTCCGAGGCCGCGCTGCCGGCGCAGCGGGCCTACTTCGTCGCGCGCGCCAACCGCGCCCTGGGCGGTATCGCCTCGCGTGAGTCGTTCACCCTCTCCCAGTCCTTCTACTTCGGCCAGGTGCGCGGCGCCCGCTACAAGTTTCTAGAGACCCACGGCCGCTGCGTGGACGAGGCGTCAGACCTTGAGCCGCTGTACCACCAGGCACAGGGCACCGACCCCAAGACCGGGCGCGACACCCGCACCAACAAGGATCTGCTCGAGGCCTTTAACCGCGGCGAGGGGCGCTATGAGGCGATGCTCAAGCTCTCAAGCCGCTGGGCCGCGCGCGGGCTTGATTACGACGATATCGTGGCCGCGCTGGAGGATCTGCTCGCAAACGGGTCGAGCATGAACGGCGACGGCATAGACCTGCGCAGCCGCATCGAGCCGATGGCGGCGAGCGCCGTGCGCAAGTTCGCGGGCACCAGCCCAGAGGTGCGCATCAGCACGCCAGCCGTGCCGGCGCAGCTCGAAGAGTCGCCGCCAGTTGGCGCGTGGCAGGATGCGCCCGAGGCGCGCGGCATGGTCCGCAGCCTTGAGCCAGATGCTGCGGCGGTAGCGTCGGGCGTTACTAGCGCCACAGGGTTCTCTGTCGTGCTGCGCCACGTCGCCGATATCGTCGAGGAGAACCGCGAACCAGAGTGGCTCCTGCACCATGTCATCGAGGCCAAGGTCGTGGCGGTCCTGGCGGGGCCGCGCGCGAGCTTCAAGAGCTTCATAGCCTTGGATTGGGCCATGCGGATCGCCAACGCCGGCAACCCGGTGGCGCTGCTCTCCGGCGAGGGCGGCGGACTCGGCAGGCGCGTCAAGGCGTGGATGCAGACCTTCGGCGGCGGCCAAGACCTGCGCAGCCTGCCCATCCTCGCCCTCGAGCGCCCCCTCAACCTCAACCGTGAGGAGGAGATGGCGATGCTGGTCGAGGCCATGGACAAGGCCGGCATCCGGCCCACGCTCGTCGTCATCGACACGCTCTCCAAGTTCAGCGCCGGCATGGACGAGAATTCGAATCAGGAGGTGGCGGCGTACCTGTCGGCCGTGTCGCGCTTCATCCGCGAGCGGTACGACGCGAGCGTGCTGATCGTCGCGCACTCCGGGCACGGCGACGCCGACCGCCCGCGAGGCGCCAGCGCCCTCATGGCAAACCCCGATAGCGAGTTCATCGTCAAGCGCGCCGCCCAGCCGAACACCCATGTGGAGGTCACGAGGCAGCGGTTCAAGGACACCGGCGAGCTGCCGAACCTTGCGTACGAGGCCGAGGTCATCGACCTGGGCGCGGCCGACCGGTACGGCGAGCGGCTGACCAGCCTCGTCATGCGACAGAGCGTGGCCCAGGGGGAGAAGCCCATCACGGCACAGGCGCCCCAAGGCAAGTCGCAGCGCACCCTCCTACTCGCCCTCCGGGAGCGCCAGAAGCGGAGCGAGACGCCCCTTGTCTGGACCATGCAGGAGCTCCGCCAGATCGGCAAGGAGTGCGGGCTACCCCGCTCTTCTGTCCACGAGGCGGTCGAAAAGCTGGTCATGTCGCCCTTTATGACGGGCACGGTGGGCGGTTCGAGGCTCGCAAATGAGTGATGTTCGGATTTGTCCGGATTTGTCCAATCCGGACATTTCCGAACGGTCAAATTGTTCGGATATGTCCGGGTGTGCTTAGCACCCGGACATCCGGACAGACCCGAACATTGGTTCAGACACGGAGGAAGCATGAGGTACAAGACAAGTCCGTTGCGTAGTGTTGCATTAGAGCAACATAGTGCAGACACGCCACTAGCAAGGCGGATGGTTGAGGGTCTGGGTCAGGAAGGGTTCCAGATTGCCAAGGCCATGCAGTCGATGTTCAACGCCAAGGTCGTCCATTACCAGGACGCCAAGGGCGAGGTCGGCACCGACCCTAGGTGGCCGGCGTGAACCAGCAGAAGATTGACCTCAACCACACCGGGCCGCTCGAGTGGATGGATGACCCGTTCTGGGACAAGGCGTCAACGGATGGCCGGTTCTGTATCCGGGGCCAGCGGGTGGGCGATACGGTCGAGTATGTCGTCTG